GACTTTAGTCATGGAGACCGGCGAGATCGGTGTCTACACCATAATTGACGTGTTTGACGGCAACAAACGTATTCGCGTCAACCACACTTTTTCTTACACTGGTACTTACCGTGCTAGGACTCCGCGTTACTCGACAGCGGGCACGATACCAGATCGTCTTTGGGGTGAAGTTTCATACTTCAATAACGACCAGACCATCAGTGACAACTTCGGTGTTCTAGTCGGCTTGCCTAGAGAGCTTGTAGAATCCAGCGGAATGGACGTAGATTACCTGTCCATAGTCAAAGCCTGCTGGGTCGCCCTTATGAAGGGTCCTCAAGTAAACAGCCTCAAGATGGCGGCAGAAGCTTTTCTAGGTTTACCCTACACAGAAGAGGCTGGCGTAATAACTGTCATCTCTGAGCAAGACAGTCTGAAGTCTGGTCGAATCATAGTGAAGACCCCCAATCAAGGGGGTTACCGTACGTACTACTACCCTACTGGTTATGCCCTAGGCGTGAACCCTAGTACGGGTCGCACTTTTCAATCTGTCACCCTAAAGCAAGCCGCCGAGTGGGTTAGGACATCCGAAGAGCAGAAACGGCTACAACTGCTTATCGCGGACTCGAATGTTCCCGAAGAAGTAATAGAGACGGTAGATGGCGAGACAACCGTCAGACGCTTAAAAGATGAGTACCGTTTGGAGCTTACCAGAGCCCAACGTGTGGATGACGCAACCGTAGACGCCTACGTACCCCTTCTTAGCGCAGTGAAGGTGTACGACTACGTATCCAACCCAACCGACGTCAACAACATCTTTACGGGTCAAGACTTCTTGACCCGCTACCATACCTTCGTAGTGGAGCTACCCACCAAGTCTCTGTACGACCAAAGCTACGACGATCTGTTACTTACTTTCGCCAGAGAGTGGAAACCTGCCAGAACTGAGGTTCTTTTGCTGGGAGCGTACCCTCTTGAAGATCAGATAGACGTCACAACGGATACCACCTTCAAGCCCACTTTATTCTTGAGTGACGCTCCTCACTCATCTCCCGTGGTCAAGACCTCGGACACCGCTACTGCGGAGTCACAGCTACCCTATACGTACCCCTGGCAGAAGACCCTGGATAATCTTTGGCTAGCAGACACCGCCAGAGACGTCTACGACAAGTACGAGTCCGGTTATGTAGAGGGGCGCGTGTCTGATTTTTCAGGCGACGGCTCCTGGAATGAAAATCAGGCGCTAGTGGACATGGTCAATCAGGCCAACGCGGATATCGACGTGTTGGCCTCCTACCTATGGCTACCTATCGAGAAAACATCCACAGGTGACGAGTTCACTCTCGGTGAGGAAGTTAGGCTGTACCACAGCGGGGACTTTCAGGACGCTAGTGTAGGGTGGGACTCTGCGCCGCCAGTAATCGTACATATAGGTTCTGGTCAACACCCGAAGATACCGTTCGGTGTTTACAATCCCCAAGACAGCCACCCCCATACGTTCTTGTTGTTGGGCTTCTACCAAGCAGACGGCACAGGTAACTACGGCTATGAGCAACGTCTCATGTTTGGGGATGCCTTATCAGGCACAGCCAACGTAGAGGTGCGGGGTGCTACCAGCTTGGCAGTCGGCGTCGTTCAGACTGTGCGGGGCGCTGCCGCTAACACTTACCCGACGCTGGCGGCTGCTAGAGACACCTTCCACGCTGACCACGCACTACATGCTCCCTACTTCCAACTAGAGTACATATTCGACACCGACAAAGGTCTTCTTTGGGGTCCGCACCTAGAAACACACTTGCAGGCCACGCAGTACGTGCCTGTAGGCGGTGCCGCCATCTCTACACTAGAAGCCTCGTTAGCACCGGCAGTGAATGACTTACAGGTTCAGGTGCACCCCTACGATCCTGCGGTGCCTGATGACGAACAAAAAGTTCCGTCTCAGAGTCCTGGATTTTTCAGCAACTGGGACAACAAGGTTGCGGGTGACGACATTGTGTATGGTTGGACAGATGTGGGCGCAGTCAGCGCCACGCCAACAACCGTGTTCGATGCACCCGCCAGTAGCCTAGCATTGCAGAACCTGCACATCGGTAAACGCGCCAGAGCCTGGACTGAGCGCCATGTTACTCATGGCTGGACAAGTTTCGTTATACCGAAGCCTTTCATACAACTTGCGTCACTGTCTTCGCTTAGCTCCGTTCGCGTAGAGGGTTACTACTTTGTAGCGCCTGACGTTACGAACACGGGTACTTTAAGTTCCTCAGCTAGCTCTTTTAATGGTACTGTAGGCGGAAGCTGGGTTTTCTTTAGAGATCAAGCAACCTCGGTAGAGTACTCAGCAGTTGGCGTAACATTTGAAACTGGCACGTCTGCAGGCAGAACCGTCCTAGGTCTAGACGGCAGTACCCAGGATAGCACGGGTCACGTACTGGATGCGCAACTGCCTACTGGAATGCCAGAGGGCACGTACACGGTCATTGTGCGTCAGTACAGGCCTTATGAATTTAACTCGGGAGACCCTGTCGCTTACCATGTTGACGAACACGAAATGCCTGACGCATTCACACTAATTTACGTCGGCTTTGGTTTTGAAGGGTTTGGTACAGGCGGCTTTGGAGGTAGTTGATGGCTGGGTTATCCCTAAACGGAACGCCTACTGTGCTTACCGCACAGCAGGCCAACACTCTAATTACGGTCACCCCCAGCAGCGGTTCCTGGGCAGACTACACCGGATCTAGCAGTTGGGCTTTGTATGGTCCTGAGCGCGACACCAGTGTGTCTCTAACGCACCCGACCAGCGCCACTACGCTAGAGGACAAAACCTTTACGCCCTACCACTGTGGTAATTACCTAGTGGTGGTCACTACGCAAGCAGTCGCAGCCCCTACAGTGCCTATAAGGCTTACCGCGCTGATTGAGGTGACCAGTGCATACTCTGACAGAGGGTTCCCGGCACCTACTGAAGAGTATGAGCGGGATTCTATTCAGGGTTGGTCCAGATCTCTCGAGTCGCACGTAGCCAGCTACCTTCAGCAGAGCCTGATGTATCGCAAGATAATTGTGGTCAGTAATGACACGGTTTCTAGCTTGGGCGCTGGTACTATAGTGAAGCTGAACACGCCGGTCAGGATGAGCACAGCGGGTGATACGGGTGCTACCCCTGCCGCTTCGGCTTTTCCTCAAGACACGGTACACGCCGCTGTTGCCATTGATGCAACCTCCACCGACGCAATACGCGGTGACCTGGCTTACTTGCTAGACCCCTTACCTGCAGCGTCTGGCTCTGTACTAGGTACAGGTAGAGCACTGCTGTACGGACAGATTCCCTTTGATACTCAATCGGCCCTTACCGCCGATGAGGCTCTTTACCTTACGAATGCCGGTATGTCTGGTTCAGGACTAGATACACACGACTCGGCTTTGAGTACAGGCCCAGGTACGTATAAACGTGTCCTTGGGCGCGTCCTGCTACCTGCACTACCTGACCTACTGGACAACGCTGGCGGTTTTGGTGCTATCTGGTTTGACGGTCGTTCGGGTGCTTTGACCAATCAGTCTCAGGCAGGGATACAGCCGGTTAACGCGGTCAACACGCCGTACACAGTCGTTGTGGGCGACTCTTTCATAGAGGTAGATACCACGACTGCCGTGCAGGTCACCCTACCTGAAGGTAAGGTAATCGGTCCTAACTACGAGATCGTCATTAAGGACAGCACGGGCAACGCGTCTGCTGCAAACATCACTATCGCTGCTAGTGGGGCTGACACTATCGACGGCGCAGCTACAGCGGTGATGTCCACTGATTGGGATTGTTTTACTCTTAGGTCACACTCTACGGGGTGGTACATAACGTCGCTGAGGTAGGTATGTCGCAACTTCACAATACTGAGTACCACATGGCACCGGGTGCTAACGTGGGCGTTCGCCTATACGATCTACGCGACATGCCTTGTCGTCCAGAAGAGATCAAAGAAGGCGAGATAGACAAAGTGCTGGCGGGTATACCTACCATCGCCAAGCGCGAGTCTCACAACATACTGACAAACATCGGTAGAACTTGGTTGCGTAACTTGTCAGGCGCAGCCAGCTACGGGGCAATCGAAGCAGGCACGGGCTACATCGAGGGTACAGGCTACGCGCTTACTAGTGAGCGAGTGGCTTACCTGGGCCTTGGTGTAGGCGGCAGCTTCTCTTCAGCGCCTTACTTCGCTACGCAGGAAGAGCTAGTAACTGTCAGCGCGTTGGAAGACTACGTTCAGATCACAGACGCGCCTACTTATTTGAAAACCGTGCTACCACAAACTACAGTAAACGGTAGTTTCCCAGACAGCTACACCATACGGTTTTCGACTATACTAGCTTCTTCTGAAGTTTCCTTTGCGACCAACGTCAGCAAGAGCGCTCAGGCGGTAGGTACCAACGTGCCGGTCAGTGAGGCGGGTTTGTACATTAGCGGTGCTACGCCGACTGAGAACCTAGACCATGTGGATAACAACACCCGTCTAGTTGCGTACAACATTTTTACGCCGATCCCTGTTACGCCCAATGTAGTTCTTAGGATCGACTGGGATTTCCTGTTTTGATCACAGCGTGATCGTGCGAGGCTAGCATGAAGACACTAGATAGACTAATCGGTAGCGTCGTTACCGGTGATACGCCCCTAAGCGACACCACATCTAATTACAAGCGTACGCCCACCGTCTCTCAAGACGCGGGTACTAAGTTTGTGGAGCAGGGCGAGAACTGGACTGCGCGCACCGCCAATAGAGTAGCGGGTGCCTTAGCACTAAACATAGACACGCTGGCAACGTTGTTAGACGGGCCTAGTATCTCCTGCGAGACCTTGTTCTGGAATGCAGGTTCTGGCGTTGGTACGGGTCAGTTCGGTTGGCCTTCTCTGTACTTTGAGGACACCGTTGACATTCTGGACGGTTCATCCTACCCACTCATAAACCTAGGGTTGTCTGGTGGTTCACCCTCGCACGAGCCCCCTGCTACGTGGGTTTACGTTGGTCTACTGCAGTCTTCTTTAGCAGAGGGCAAGTACCTCAAGTTCTACAGAGATGCTACCGCCACGGCTGCGTCTAGCAGTAGTCCTCTAGGAGACACGAATCAGCTTTCCGCTTTTTCTAAGCAGCTGTTACCTGCCTTTATCCAGCGCTCGTCTACGTCGGATACAGTTACTAAGTACCACGGTACTCAGAACTACATAGGCAACCACTCCATGGGTATGCCTGACTTCGTACCCCCGATTACTGAAGTCGTGTCTGACATCTCTCCCTACAATGGCAGTAACCAGCAGACTGTCATAAGCTCGTGGGATGTAGACGGTCCAGTACTGTCTGTCACCTTAAACTACTTGCATGTGCGGCCCGGTTCTTACCTGAAGGTCGAGGGTACCTCATCAGGCAGTAACGACGGTATCTGGTATGTGAAGGAAGTCATCGACAGTAAGGCCGTGCTGACGCGTGGCCCTCTTGTCCGGGTAACGGTGTCTAATGGTGCTTCTTTCACCGCTGGCCAAATGGTTGCCTGGCAAGAGCCGCCTAACCACACCACCGCAGGCAGCAGTCTAGACGCTCTAGAGAACAGAGCGTACGTAATGTTCATCAGCGGTAATGATCTCTGGCTTGCTCGACTGGGTGCTCCCATTGACACTGGCTCCAGGGTAAGTACAGAGTCCGTTGCGGCGGGCAACCCTCTGCAGGTGCTGAAGTCTGGTAAGTTCGGTTCCTTGGACCAAGAGACGGGCTTTGATGATCACTGGGTTATGCCCATAGGCACTCGCTTGTACCCGGTGAACCACAGTTCGCCTTCTACCAGTAGTGAAACCGTATCAGCCGCGCTGCCTTCTTCCTGGCCTGCGGGTTTCGATACTTCTGTTGCTGCTGTCGGTACTGCAACACCTATGAACCCGCCTGGGTTCTTGCTCAACCCTGTTATCGGTCTACCACTGTACGATGCAGCTTCCAAGCCTAGCATTGTGCCGGGTAACTACTACCTGCAATGCCGTACTCTGACTACTGTCAAAGAGCGTCTCTTGAACAGTGGCGGAGAGCAGGTTGATCGCATTGCTGGCGCTCCCAGTGAACTCCTTCCGGGCCTGGAAGACAGAGAGTACCAAGCCGAGCAGCTTCTACTGAAGCACCTCCACCTCGGTTCTCAAGCGCCACAAGACTACGAGCACGTGCTCAACCACGTCTACAGTCCTACACGTAAGATCTTAGGGTCCTCGCTCTACTTGGTTGAAGCAGACACCAATGGAGACGGTAGCGGTACTGGTCTCGGTATTGCTTTTGAGTCAGGCACCCTGAGTCCTGGGGATGTCGTATCTTTTACTCACGCTACTGCCGATGGAGGTGTGACTAAGGCTACGGTGGTGTGGGGTTGGGGAACCTTCTTACTTGTCCGAGATGCTTACCGTACAGGTTGGACTAACCCTTGGCAGAAGCACGACTACTACGGTTTCAAGTCGATTGACGTCTCCAGTACCATTGTGGTGTCGGCCACAACGTACACAGCAACAGCTACGTGGTATCCTAAGATTCACGTCAGCGACTTCGGCTTAAACGCTCGCTACGAGGAGTTACAGCCTCCAGGTCTAAACGCCGAGTACTGGGGCAGATACTCGTCAGACACCGGATCACGCGCCGTGAGCGCAGGTATCGGCACGGGCACCAACGAGATACTGCAGCGCGCTGGTGAACCCCAAAGAATCATCATGGGGCAAGTCACTGGTCACTACGGTACTCAGTACGTTACGGACCAGGATAGCGGCTATCCTCTTCTGATGACGCACTATGCGTCAGGTACCAACTTACCTATGTGGGGTATTGGTTGGGATACTGGGAACCCTTCAGGCTCTACTGCTAGACTAACGCTAGACGTCTGGTCTGGTAAAATGGTCTGGAAAGACATTGCTATGAGTCCCAATGAGGCGGCTGTTTGGGACTGGTCTTCGGGCACGCACTTACAGCTTCACCCAGACGCTAACCGTTTGGTTTTGGCTGAAGATGGTGGATCTACTCAGAAAGCAGCTTTTGACACAAACACTGACTCTCTAGGGTTTGAGGACGTCAACACGGGTGTTGCAGGTACGCCCATTTACCTGTCAGATACTTTATACAACGACATGGCTCCCGACATTCAGAGCGGGGGGTCGGACTCTAGCATTGCTGGTGCCATCTATGGTGCTTTACTCGGAGGAGCCGACTACGCAAGTGTAAGCGGAGGCGTGCTTCAGGGAGGCACTGTTACCGCTACTGCGCCCACGGGGCTTACCGTAGACGTCTCTTCTTCGGTGTACGTGTTTAGGGGTAGGCGATACGGGCAGGGTGTCGCTGCGACCGCTGCTACAATTACTGACAACTCGACGGCTTACTTGGCGTACACACCAGCTACACAGAGCTACGTGTTTGACTCCAACCTAGACTTGGACAATGACTCGTCTATCTATCTAGCCAAGGTCACAGCCGCTTCTGGTAACATCACCGAGATTGTGAGTTGCAAGCAGATGATCCACCGGGTGGACCACCGGGTGGATATTACGGTAGGTAACGACCTGTCTGCTAATCCCTACTACAACAACTTCACCAACTTTGCTTCTCTTGGAGAGGCGTTAGCTGCCATCGGGGTTTGGTCTGAGTCTGTTCAGATAGAGCGGGCGTACATCATCCATGTCATAGGTGATACCGTCGAGGTAGAAGACGCAACATTAGGACTAACCCAGCCCTACGCCCTGCCTATAGACGGTCTCCGCATTATAGGTCACGCAGGGGGTAATTCGGGTCCTAGGTGTCAGTGGTCTAACCCTAGCACCTTAATTGACTTGAACTCTAAAGATGGCACCCACATAGAGAATCTAGATTTTGCTTGGGCGAGCACTACTGCCACGCACGGAATTAATGTTGCTTACGCAGTCTTCACCGCTACTGGCAGTGCGCAGTGGGACGCTACGATTAAGAACTGCAGAGCTACGGCTGTAGGCGGCGCTACCACGTCTCTAGAGGCGTTCTTCGCAGCGACTACCTCGAACCAGGGAGGTGCCAACAACCTCACCATCGAAGGTTGTTATGCGGAGGTCACAAATGCTGGCGTGTTGATTAGCGGGGCATCGACAACCTACAACTCTGTACACATCGCAAACTGCGAATTTGTGCACAGCAGTTCAAGTGCAGGTGCTACTGACGATCACGACGCAATATCCGTAGACGAAGCCCTAAACCTGAAAGTCATAGGTAATAAAATTGCTACAGCAGGTGGTAACGATTTTTCAAACGGGATCGAGTTCTTTATAGGTAAGGAAGTCCTCATCAAAGATAACACCGTGGCGTCCTGCAGTAACACAGGTATAGACCTATACCCACACTCCGCAGCTGCTTACGGTGATGCCTCTGGGTTCAAGATTGTTAATAACACGCTAATAGACTGCGGTATTACAGGTATCGTGGTAGACGTACCCAATTCCATTGTTTCGGGTAACGTAATCAGTGGAGGTTGCTCCAGTTACGGTATCAAGGTGGGTGCGGAGAACGTAGCTGTCACAGGAAATAGGCTAAACACTATTTCTGGGCAAGGTATAAGGATTACTGAGTTTGAGGAGTCCAACCTAGAGTATGGTCTGTCCTCAGGCGGTTATAGGTCCACCTATAACGTACGTGTTTCGGACAACACTCTGATTGATACAGGTACTGCCGACACCGCTGCAAGCTATCCTATACGAGTGACGGCTACTCAGCCTGGAGCTACGTGTGAGCGTTGCATTATTTCTGGCAACCAGATTGATACAGAGTTTACAAGTACCGCACGCACTACTTTGGATACGTCGATCAGCATTGACTCATCTAGCCCTAACTGCGTAGTAACTGGAAACATGATTTCTGGTAACTTCAAAGTGCAGACTTCCGCTGATCGCACTGTGATCGATAACAACAAGTTCCTGGACTGTGACTTAGACACAATAGTTATCGACGCCGAAGACGCTTTGGTTTCAAACAATGTTTTTATCGGGGGCGCTTTTCCCGCGATAAAAATAGATAGCACGGGCAGTGCTTCCTTGGACAAGTTCCAAATCATCAATAACAGGTCTACGAATTTGGCGAGCATTGTGGACAATAACAGTTCTCACCAAAGTACAGGATGCGACGTCAGCGGTAATGTAGGCTTTGCTGTTATTACGCTATACACGGACGATTCTAGAGTAAGCGGAAACGTTGCCTCTAACGGCTCAAGCACCTTGACCTTGTCAGGTGAGTACAACGTAGTTACGGGTAATGTTACCAACTCAGGTAGCCTATCTGTCACAGGTAATTACAACGTAATTAACGGTAACAACCTAGGTGACGGGGGCATCGACGTAAACGGAGATGCTAACGGTATTTCTAACAACTACGTAGGAGACGACCAGATCACTTTGGCCGCTAACTCCACAGGCTGTCGTATTATAGGCAACAACATAGCACGCACTACTGCGTTAGGCTCTGACGCTATATCCGTAGGTAACTCCTGCACGGGTACCATCATACTAGGTAATGTTGTGCAGGATGAAGGTGTGTCTAGTGGTACTAACTGCGACCACTCTGCCGTGCTATTCAACAGCTTACTTTCACTCGCGCAGCCCGAAATCACCTGGGATGGCGACTACTCCAGTGTAAGCGGCAACGTATTTAAGAGCTTAACCGGATCTGCTGGTATTGTCAGTACTGGGAGTAACGTTTCTACGTGCCTTAACTTAACGCGCACTGTCACCCTCACAGGAGACAATTTAGGCGTGCATTCTAATGTGCTGGCCTCTGACTTAACAGCAACGGGCGATAACCTAGTACTGGGCGGAAACCTAGTTACAGGATCTGTGGACACAACTGGTAGCAGGTCTGTCTTTATCGGTAACTTAATGCCCGATGGTAGTGCAACGTTCACCGTAAATGCTGAGAACCCCGCTGGAACGCAGGCACAGAAAGCCTCCATGGCCGCTCTTTCCGGTAATAACATAGCCTCAGATATGAACCTACTAGGTGGTCGTAATGTTGCTAGCGGCAACCTTCTGAAAAGTGCTGCAGGCAGTACAGAAGATGTTTACCTCAACAGCAGTACAGGTGACGCGGATTTGCACAATAATACTATAGTAGGTAATAAAAGCGGTCCTGTAGTTCACCCAGGCACGGGCGATATTGAGGCTAACAACGGCTAAGAACAGTTAGTACCGGCACTAGCCATAAGCGCCGGTACTAACCGTCTAGCTCAACCTTGATCTCTTAGACCGTAGTGTTTGAGAGGTAGCGTTACATGCTGGTCCTCTTTGTAGGTCTTCTCAAAACCCTCCACGATTGTCTTCACCTTCACTAGAGCGTAGTGTTGCGTTGCTGTGAGCACCACACCTGAGAAGTGGTCAGCCCCCTCTAAGGACACTACCACCTCTCTGCCCAGCATACCCCTCAGGTTGTGCGGGCTGCTGACATGCATCAGTAGTCTATCCAGCAGATGCTCTATTCTACCTAACTTAGTTGTCAGGGCTTGTGTCTGTATGTCTATCATGGGCTACTCTTCCTCCTCTTCGTAGGTCACATCCATGTATTCCTCTACCTCGGGCACGTCTTCCAGCCCAACAAAGTAGCTGTCGCGTGCGCTTTCGAAGGCCATGTTGTTCAGGATGTACAGCAGTGCTTTCTCGATGGTTTTTATCTTGTACTCCAAGTTCTCCAACTTCTTCAGAGAGTCTTTGTCCATACGCACCATCTGGTCCATCCTAGTTTTAGGGTAGACCTCGGACCTGAGCTTCTGGACTGATTGGAAAGTCGCCTCGATGGCAGAGCTTTGCTCAGTAATTGTGTTGGCCAGAGACTTCAGCGCCTCTACGTCCTTAGCAGCAATATCTAGAGGGGCCTTGGAAAGCCCCCTTTTACGGGTGGCTACTTTGACTGCTCTCTTAGTTCTATTGCCAGTAGGCTCAAGTGATTGCCCGGACATCCTAGCTTTCAACTCGTGAATAGTACGAGCCTTTGTTTCTGAGATGGGTGCCGTGGCGGCAGACTCTTGTAAGGTAAGCTGTTGAGGCTCGGGCTCTTCTTCCACTTCCTCAACTTCTTCTACGGGTTCCGCTTCTACGGGCTCATCATCTTCCGATATCTTACGAGCGTAAGCGGCTTCCATCTCCTCTATTTCGCTCGAGTACTTCCCGGAAAAGTAGTCAGGCTTCTCAGGTTTGTTTCCGTTCACAAGCTCTCCCTTGCACCAAACCTGAAGGTCCTTCAGGTAGTTGAGTTTATCGACGGGTAGGCGACCATCAGGGTAGACATCGTCTTTCGACTTATCGTTGACGGCGTGTAGGTCCAACTCGGAAAAAGCTTGCCAGTTCTCGACCAGCAGCTTGGCTTTGGCGCTGTCATTTTTGGCGATCAGTTCATTGTACGGTACGTCAAGACCTATGACGCACAGTGCGTATAACTCTACAAAACCCAAAGGGTCTTTAAACATCTTCTGTGCTGGTTTCGGCATTCGCATCCTCCTTGTGCTTTTCTAGTTCCCTTTTCAGAAGAAGGTGACAGGCCACCACTACTCCGTCTGGGTGACTGAAACAGTCGCCGTCGCACTTCATAGAGAGTCTGTCCTTGTTTGCTTGTATGTATGTTACGATTTCCCGTCTTAAGACATCGACGGTATTTGTAGGCGGGTTCTTAAGATTGAAGCTCAGCGCTTTTACAGCGTCGTCCTTACTCAGACCTGCGCTTGGCCAGTAGCCTAGGTTGTCTTTCACCAACTGCGCTACTTCTGCTTTACTAGCTCTGTTGAACTTCTCAAGAAATTCGTCAGGGCTATCTTCCATGCTACCTCCCTTGCAGTAGGTATATACGGATACGCATACCTACCTTTTCTCCTTTTTCCTTCTCCAGTACGGCCTTCAGGTTTCCCGAGTCATCGAAGCCCGCTACTTTAGCGGCTACGTCTTCGGGGAACTTCAGCCAGTTCCCAACGTCTCTTCTCACCCACCTGCCTGTCTTGCAAGGTTTTGAGTGATCACGGTGGGATCGCCACCCTTTGGTCTCTATCTCCTCTAGCGTGAACAAGAAATGTATCAGGTACGCTTTTGTTTTATCCAGCGGCTCTAGATGACCCCACTGCGCCTCTAAGTCTTTCAACAAAGCTTTCTTGAAGTTTTTAAGCTTGCTGCTGGGTCCCAGAGTGTAGCGGTTTCTAACCTTCACTATGATGTACGCTTGATTTATGGAGGGAGGTATGTGCTCCGACCATGCCTCACGTACTAGTTGTGGAGGGTGCTCTTGTAGCCGCTGGATAAAGTCGTCCATTACTTGTTGCCTAGTACTCTGTCTGCCTGGTTTAGCAGCTGTTCCATGTTACGGATGATTGACTCAACCATCCTTCTCCTGGCCCTAGTGCGAATCAGATCTCTGTTGGCCACTTGATAGTTCTTGTCTTGCTTAGCTTGCGCAAGCCTTAGATCGTGGTACGTAAAGCCGCTGTCATTGGCATCGCTGATCGCTCTGCTCAGTAACATGTCTCGTCTGGGCTCTAGCGCATCCTCAAAGGCTTCCAGCCGCGCTTTCTGAGTATTCATGTAGGCCAACACCTTAGTAGCCCTAGCGGTTAGCTCTAAGAGCTTAGTGCGGTCGCTTCCCGCATCTAGGCAGTCATCTAAGGTCGGTATGACGTCGGGCTGTATCAACGCCTCCTGATCATACTTACCGATCCACGCTCGGAAGTCCGCTATGATCGCGGTGTATATATCCATTACTCAGAACGAGTCCCTTCTAATAGTCTGCGCATGGATGTGATGTACGCAGTACGTTTTGACTTACCTGAACCCCACACCACTTTGATGGTTTTCTCCTTAGCTACAAGCTCGGCGTGCTCATGCGTCACCCTGAAGGACTTCTTGGTCCTAGGGTTTTCAAAAGTGTAGACTATGTCTTCTGCAGGGATCGGCTCGTGCAGATGATTCTCCTCTACAAGCACGACACTGAGCGCCCTCGGTCTAATCTCTATGACGTACACCGGTACGCGGTCAGCCGTTAAAGCTTGCTTACGTAGAAACTCCCAGTCCTTGAGTACCAAGCTGTAGAAGTCGTTATCGGTCCACTTAGCCTCTACCTGACAGGTTTTGCTTATGACGTCTCGTCGGTATCCCCAGCGGCTACCACTTCCTGGCTGAGTGTTGCCGCCTAACTCTTCAGCTATCCTAGCTTCCTGTTTTTCGTGATATCTGTCACTCTTCTTCTCCCAAGCCACCTTTTGTCCCTCCATGGCTACTGCGAAGTGTTCCTCAGACTCAGCTATTCTGCTTAGAGGTACGAACCAGCGCACTCTACTGAGAACACTTTTGACTTCCTCCAGTTTATCGCGTGGCACTTTAGTGACCACCGCGTAGCCGCACCTCTTTAGAGTTATGTTGAACAGTTGCTCCTTCCTAGTTTTACTAGGGCTAGTGTGTGCAATCAGTCCAGGCAGGAAAGAGAAGCCTTCCACAGTTTTAGGCTTACCCTCGGCACCTACCCACACTCTAACTCTTGGACGGGCTACACGGCGTTTAGGCATCAGTCTGTACCAGTTCCAAACGACGCGATCAGCACCTGAGCGCGCACGTGTTTTCTTACCTCATCGTTCTCTGACAAGAAGGTTACAACCCCTTCTTTACCGCCAGAAACCTCCCACTCTTGTTCAGGCCCAGGCACGTCGTACTTATTACCCCTGCGGGTTATGACATCGTAGGCGATAGCTGTGGACGCTAAGTCTGCATCAGCATCTACACCTTTATCGTAGTAAAAGTGTATCGTGCCTTCAGCGCCCTCACTGATACCGTGCTTGGCTTTGGCAATCTTCCAATGGATTTCTTTACCCACTGCTACCTTGCCGTCCTTTATCTTCTTGCTGCCTCGCAGGTGTATATCCAAAGCCTTCAGGTGGCGAAGCGCCCACCCTGATGTGTCGGTTGTGGTCGGCGCATACTTAGCAGCGTACCCTGTGGCGATGTTGGCCCTGACCGGGTTAGCCAGCAGCACGTTTGTCTGGTTCCTCTCTTGCTCTCCGGTCTCCTCATTGGTCAAAGGCATTCGGATTGCTGTGTAGAACCTCTTGCTGAAGTTTGTGACCAACATGGCCCAACTGCCCACTTTGACAGTCTCGTACAGTTCTTTGATGACGTTATCCTTTGTCTCACCTGAGCCAAGCTCGTTGATAACGATCAGTTGGAAGGCTCCCGACTGCACACCCATGATTGCCGCGTTGAACAGTGATTCGGCAGGTGCCTCCTTCGCAGAAGCTTTGTCGGCCAAGTCCACAAACAGGATGTTACCCATCTGTACACCCCGCTGTTCTTCGGTAGCCTCTGACGGGATTATACCCTGCTGCATCAGTGCTTGGTCTGAGTACGCGATCTGTACCCCACACATACGCATGTACCCTGTGTCTGGTGGGTACCCGAAGCTAAGCCACAGTATGTTGGTGTCCTTGCCGTACTTCTGCTGAACTGCCGCCATCTGCAGATTTATCAGCAGATCTTTACCACTACCAGGCTCGCCGTGTAGCTGGGTGACAGTGCCTCTGGCTGCGCCCCCTTTGGTCGCCACATCCAGTGACATCAGACCGAAAGGCAGCTTGTCAGCCCAGTGCGCGTCGTAGTCTTCGGCTCGTGTTATTTTAACTGCTCCCTTCATCTGCTTCTCAAGGGAGGTTATGAAACTGTCCAGTCTTGATTTAGCCACAGTCTAGTCCTCCAGTGTGTTGTCCAACTGCTCTTTGAGTCTGTCCTTAGAAGCTCTCTTCTCTCCGGGTTCAATACCCATCAGCTTCTCAAAAAGACCCTTACGAATGAGGTCTGCAGCTTCTGCTTCACTCTTAGCGTGCCCTGCTGCTATGAGCACGGCAACCTTTCTTCTCGGCGCTCCTAGTTTTTCCACGTTCCTTCCCTCCTGTTCGATCACCGTGTGATCACTTACACGCCCCATAATGCCTACCGTACTTCATATCCGCTCTAAGCGGACACCTTAGGGGCTCGTACATAGGCTCTGCCATTATGGCTTCGATATGTTCGGCAAACTCTTTCTTGTCTGCCCACTCTTCAGGTACTTGCAGCACTACCTCGTCGTGTACCTGCAGCAGCATCTTCGTACCGCTCTTTGCTATAGTCTCGTCTTCCCATAGCCGGATCATAGCCCACTTCACTATGTCGGAAGCTCCTCCTTGAATGGGTGAGTTCTTAGTCTGTCTCTGGGCTCTTGCCACGTCTCCTTTGAGGTGTGAGAAGTAGTGAGGTAACTCCCTACGCCTGCCCATAAAAGTGTACGAGTAGCCAGTCTCGCTGGCCTCTTCTATGGCGTCCTCAAAGTAATCTTTGACACCTGCAAAAGCTTTGAAGTAGGTGCGTATCAACTCTTTTGCATGGTCGGTGGATACGTTTAGACTGTTGGCCAGTCGGTTTACCCCTTGACCATACGCCAAGCCGAAGGTGATCGTCTTAGCCGCCTTGCGCCTCTTCAGACAGGTCTTCTCGTGGTCCGATAGTTTCTCCAAAGGCTCCTCGCCTTTGAATATTTTCTCATCGATTCTGTCTGACTTCTTTTTAGCCGCAATGATGCTGTCGTAGTCTACATCCGGAAACATGATGTTTGCTGTTTCGGCATGAAGATCTCGACCCGACTTTATAGCACCGATTAGTTCTGTGTCGTTCGCCACGTGCGCCATCAACCGGACTTCCAACTGCGCAAAGTCAGGAGCCGCCAGCACGTACCCTTCAGGTGCTGCAAATACGAACCGTATATACCCAGGCAAGTTCTGCAGGTTAGGAGAGGCAGACGCTAACCTACCTGTGTCCGTGCCAGTCTGCCTCAACGTAGGGTGTATCCTGCAACCCTCTCTAGTGTTGTGCGCAAACCTGGCCAACTGAGATACGTACGTGCCCAGTATCTTGTCTGAGTTTTTGTACACTTTGTACTTCTGCACGTACTCACAACCGTATTCCAGTTCCCAGTCTTGAAGCACCTCTTTGTCGAGAGACTTCTGCCCTCCATCTGTAACCTTTTGGTGCTTGTAACCCATGCGCTCGTAGAAGAACTTGCGCATGTAGTTGTCATTACCCAGGTTCATAGTCGGGTCTTTTAGGCGACCTGCGAACCACCTCTCGATGTTGTGTAGCTCCTTTGCCAACCGGGCAGACTCCTCGTGTAGCTTGCCTAGGTCTAGCGGTAGCCCGTTGCGTTCACACTCGTACAGCACTCGCGTGAACTTGGCTTCTGACACTACGAAGTAATCGTACATTGTTACTTCGTTCTTCTTCTGCAGATGGGGCTCTACGTCGAAAGCGGTCAACCACTGAGGGTGCTTGTCCACATCGATGACTTTGCCCTCCAACAGTTCCTTGAGTACGAAGAACAGTTCATACGTGACGAAGGCATCCAAAGAGGCGTAGTTTGTGGCAACCTCCTCGTTCGCCGGGTCAAGGAGTATCTTATAGAGGTTATCTAGCTGCTTGCCGCGTATGCCGAACACGTCCGAGAACTCGACCATCTCGATTTCCAAGAAACGCTTTGCCAGCCACTTCAAGCTATGCGGGTGCCAGTTGCACCATAAGTGATGCATCACTTGGATATCGTAGACTTTGTAGTTGTTTCTTGCAGACTTCGCCCAGACGTCTATGCCAATGTTCGCCAGCATCCACATGTCAAACTTAGCGTTTGCCATGAGCAGGATGATAGACGGATCTTCAAGTAGGTCCTTGAAAAGCCTGATGTGCTTTGGCCATACACAGAAGCGTCTCACACCATCAGAGAGCGCAAGCAGTACTGCGTAATCTTTGGCTATGTTCAGGCCCGTAGTTTCCGTGTCAACTGCAAGAAACTTAAGTAGACCTTTAGCAAACTGCGAGTGCAGGTACTCTGCAATCTCAGTGGCTTGCGCTTTTGTCTTACCCTGCTCTGCAGGGGGCAGTAGCGTAAGATGGCTCATCAATACTCCTCCACAAAGCTGTGGTTGGCTTGTATGACTAGGTTTGCCATAGCGTCATCCAGGCACTTCTGATCCTGTGCATTGAAAGGATTCGTCATGGCTAACGCCTTGGCTTGCTCTGACAAGGGCTGTGAAAGCAAGAAGAGGCTAAACGGCAAGGGTGCTCTTTTGTACACCGAGGTGTCTTTAAGAACATCCTGCTTACTTTCGCCGTCTACGACCTGAAAAGAGTATTTGCCTAACTCTTGAGGATCCAGCTTTACCTCATACACGAAGTCGAAAGGATCAACCCCGTGTGCTGGGTTGCTGCACGTATCGCAGGCATAACTCAGGTCTGGGTAGACAATAGCCCCACAGTGAGGGCACTCTACCTCTGAAGAGAGTATGTCTGCCACATCGCCCTCAACCTCAAATGGTCCTGAACACTCAGGACACTGGTAGTCGTCGGTGTAAAGGCTACCCTTCAGGCAACTGGCGCAGCGGCCAGCAACCTCATCTATGGTGCGCAACAGGGACTCTTGGTTGTCCTCTGTTAGCTCCAAGTATCTACGTAGTCCGAACTCTCTAGGGGTGTTCTGATCGCAGTATTTACAATCAGACTCCTTGCAGAGGTAGTACCTAGTTGCCTTATAGTTACCCACGGTCTCTACGACTTTGTGGAAGTGTTTTAGTATCACCACGGATATGGCACTTAACCGGTGAGGCAGCATGTCCGGTCTGTTCCACTTGACTGCGTAGTGACAGGCTACGCAGGGCGCTGGCAAAGTGCCGTCGTGGCAAGTACACAAGCTTGTACGCGTATGACTCTTGTGCACAAACTTGCTCTTGTAGAACGTGAACAGCGGCTCGTCAGTGCTCCAAGGCATCAGCGCTATAGGTAGTGCTACACTTCTTACGGTCAGGACTTGCTTCCTGTGCCAAGCAGCATTGAAGCGTATGCTTGTATTTTCTTGTGAGGACAGTTCTTGCTGCTTTCGAAGTTCTTGTCGAGCAGCCTCCCTCTGGTTAAAATTATCGGTCACTGCGGTCCCTCCTGATTTCCCTCAAAATCTTGGCGTACCTACTTCTCCACTCGGTCACGCTTAGACTGTTGATCACAGCGTGATCTATTTCCTCCTTGCTTAGGTCGTCGGGGCTGTCTGACTTCTCCGCACTAGGATACTTAGCCAACTCCAAAGAAAAGTACTTCGTGAGCTTCGCTATCACCTTGTGGGTTGCCCAGATACCCGCCCTGTCGTTGTCAAAGAACACCAGCAGGCTGTCAGTTAGGTAAGAGAGCAGAAGGATTTGCTCTTCGCTTGTGTGAGTACCCAAAGAGCATACCGCGTTTGGATACCCCTGCTGCTTTAACCACATCACTGCCTTGAACCCCTCACACAACATGATTGGGCTCTGCAGAGTCTGTTGATCGGCACGGACTCGTACGTCGTGCAGATTCCAAAGCAGTCGTTGCTTTACAAGATTGTACCTCGGTTGATTTATCTCCGACTTGTAGATCTTGTAGCGTATAGGGTGCCCCAACACTGTGCGACCGCTGATACCCACCAGCCTCCCTAAGTGGTCTCTGAGCGGAAAGGTTATGCGTCCGTGAAGTAAGTCGAATCCAATATCGAAGTCCTTCAGAACCTTCTTGGTAAAGCCGCTGCGTAGCAGATCTTTAGGGCAGTAGTCATACGTGGCCAGTAGCCACTCAGGGAGTACTGGATTGCTTAGATCCAGTGTCCGTTGGTGTGGCGTCTGCAGCTTCTGAAAACCACTGACAGACCCTAGCTTAGTCAGGGTCTCATGTATCTCTGTGTAGCCTCGGTTGAGGTCTTTAAGCAGCGATCTGAGGGACCACCCTTTGACACACTTGTGACAAAAGGCACTCCCTGTAGATTTATTGAAATTAGTTGGACCCACATACACATAGAATGATGGGTTCTTTTCCTGACCCCCGCTATGGAAAGGACACTTAGCCGGTAGATTATCTCCTGGGCCTATAGGTGTCTGGAACTGTACAAAGTCCCCCAATACGGAGATCACTTGATCTCTGTCCATCCTGCCACCTAGATTGGAAGGTCTTCAGAAAAAGCGGATCCGCCGCTGTACTGGTCTAAGTGCTCTTGCCCTTTATCAGAGGTGTTCGACTGCTCTTTGTTCTCCGGTGGCGCGTTGCCGAACTCGTGCAGTTCATCTCCGACGTAGTCAAAACTGATACCCGGCTTTGCCCAAATGGTAAGACCCGGATACTTTGTTTCTCTCGCAGCCGCTAAGTGCAGCGATATTTGCTCCGCCCACTCTGCGTAGACAACCCTGATGCCGACATCAACATCACGGATAATATGGCTGGCATCTGCTATTGACGCCGTGCCTGACGTCTTACCTTTGTACTTCCAAGCCTTGGACTCGTTCTCCTGGAAGATGGCTATGAAAGGTATGGCCAGTCTCTCAGCGGTGGCTTTGATGTTCGATGACAGATTTGCCATTCGCTCCCAGCGAGCATCCCCGCTACCCTGGTAGCCAAGCGTGTAGGCGGAGTCCAGTAGTACAAGGTCAGGCATAAACTGACGTGCCTGTCTTTCTATCTCCTCTATGCCCCCTTGCTTCCCGTCTAGTCGTCTACCTGTTGTGAAGCGTAGTTTGCCATCAAGGCTGACCGCCTCGTACAGAAAGCTCCTTACCTCTTCTACTTCATCTTCAGACAGGCGACCGTGTCGGTAGTCGGTGTAGTCGATACCCGCCACCATGCAAGCGACTCTAGCAAGCGTTCTCTTGTCGTTCATGTCCTGGGAGAACACTAGGACACGCTTACCCGCCTGTAGTGCGAAGCAGGCCATGTACAGCCCCAGCCAGGACTTCATGTTCTTGGGTAGCGCCCACAAGGCAATCATGTCACCCGGATTCATACCGCCGAGGTGCATGTTCAGAACTTCCCAAGGGTAAGGCAGACCTACACAGCCATCGTTGCTGCCTCTGTCTTGTAGGTCTTCTAGAAACCAATCTACGAAGTTCTCGTCGAAGTCTGTGATGCCACCGCCCACCTGCTCTTGGGACAACTGCTCAAGCTCAGCGTGTAGCTTTAGCATTGCGTCTATCGCACCTTTCTTACGAGTTGCTGTCCACGTCTGAAAAAGACTGTCTACCTTGGCCGCGATGAACTTTGAGCGTATGCGGTATACAAGCTCTTCTACGTCACCCGTTGGTTCGGGTAGTTCATTGAGAAGCGGGTAGCTCTCTTCAAGATCTTTGAGGTGAGGTACAAAGCTACCTAAATGAGTAGTGGCCTTGTCTTTTAGGTCGGCCACGATAGGCCCCACGAAGGGGTCTAGCATTTCTAAGTCAAGCCCTAGGCTGAACGCTTTGATTACGTTAGCCCGCCTGTTGTCTGCGTTGTTATCTTCTGTCATTGCCCGCAACAGCATGCGGGCATGGCTCTGAACTGACATATATCACCCTATATGTTGAAGTCCTCGTCACCGAAGCCTGGGGGTGGTTCCAAGGCGGAAGGCGTTGAGTTTGTAGTTTGAACCGGTATGCCTACTCCGAAAGCTTTGTTTAGGTTCCGGTAACAGGCTGACAGCAAGTCTGCGACCCTTTCTTCTATGTCAGGGGTTTTCAGGTTCTTCAGAGGCATAGGCCCTATAACCAGACCTGCATCGCTCACAAGTATTACATCGGCGTCCACGTTGTTCGTATGCTTGTCGGTGAAGACTACTTCCAACCGCACGATATGGTACTCGCTCAGATTGTTATTCTTGAAATCAGGCATTACTTTTCCTCGATCGCACTGTGATCGCGCTTTAGGGCGCGCACTACTTCCGCTGCTCTTGACAAGTACAGGTTGAAAGTATCCCAGTGTCCGTAAGGTTGTGTGTCGTGGTTTCTAGCCATAACTACAGGAGACCGGGCTACCAATAAGGGTACCGAGTAGGTCGTGAGTTCACCTTGCACCGTACAAGGGACTATGCGCCCTTCAGACGCCTCCAAGGTAGGTCGCTTACTAGTAGCGTACGCAGCAGTGAGCGCCTGTGTGCCCAGGGCTACGATGATGAGAGGGCTGACCCTCCCGATCTCCATGTGTACTCTAGGCTTACACGCCTTGATGTGCTTGTCAGTTACCTTGAGAAACCTGCTGTTTTTTGGATGACACGCAGTGGCTGTTGAGAACCAACAGTCCCTAGGGTCTATACCCGCGATGTCTAGAGCGTTACGTAAGAAGGAAGAAGACTCGACCCCCAGCATGGCGGGCCTGCCGTTCTTCATTTCTGCGGTGTGATCACGCTCAGAGAGTAAGAAGAAGTAGTCAGCATTCGGATTACCTCTACCCCCTATGACGTGCCTACTCGTGTGCAGCGTACACGCCTTACAGAGCGTGCAGCGCATCTCTATTTTTTCAACAGGTGTGTCAGGGGTAAGAATTGAGGCTACTGTCTCCTTCATATCACCCTCCTTTTGCGGTAGCACCATACTACCTATTAGTGATCCATATGTCAAGCGCAAAAATAACTGAACATATGGATCATTGATCACGCCACGATCACTATTCTTCCGGCATTTCACCCCTCATCGTGCCGTCGAGGTTGATGTAGTTCAGGGCATCAGCTAAGGCCCCAAACGCAGCACCAAGCCCTCTAGAGGCTGCGTGCATAGCGGCTGCTTTTTGGCGGCGCTTTCGTTCCGCTTCCAGGTCTACCACAGGCTTTTTCTTCTGCTTTTTACGCTTCTTCTTGGTAAGAGAAGTTTTCTTAGTCGTTCGCGTTAACCCTAGGTCCTGATTGTTTTCCTCGGACATATCGTATCCCTCCTGTTTTTCCCCTTGGCTAAGGGGGTAGGTTCTATTACTCTTATACCGACAAAATGCTAACCTTTGACGGAGAGTGTTGCATGGCTACCCTAGACAGATTTGATGATGGCGGCGCTTACCTGGAGGCTATCGAGTCCTCGTTGGAGTGCGCTTTTTCAGTCCCCAAAAAATACGCCGTACAGCGCTCTGAGGACTATGCGTTAGTAGAAAAGACTGCCAGCGGTATGCGCTATAGATACCCCCTCCACACAGTGGACGAGGCTGTAGTTTCTCTGGGCTACTTTTTGAGGTACGGTGGCAACCTGGACCACGGTCTCCAGAAGACTGCCGCTGCTAAGATAAATGAGGCTCTCTCAAGCTACGGACTGCGACCAAACTCCGAGCTTGAGAAAGTTGCTAGCCTTCCCCTCGGTTTCTCCGATGCTGAAGGGCGAGATATCAATGAGGAAGAAGATGCAGCGCTACGTAGGCTATTTGGCGTAGGCGACCAAGCTGACGTGGAAGAACTAACAAGGCACTTCGACGATCAGTCTCCTAGAGGTAAGCGCCGTCTAGCCTTCATGGCAAAAGAGGCGTCAGCCCATATCCAAGGTATGGAAGACTACGTCACTGACCAGTTCGGAACCGACTTGGAAGTTCACATCGGAGTGCGTGGTCAACTCATGGACGACAGGCTAGCGGCTAAGAACCTTCTCAGCAAGGTAGCTTCTATGTCACCCGAGGCGGCTGTTGCGGAAATTGAAGCTTTTGACAAAGAGCACTCTTTACAGCGACTTTACATCACTCACGGGTTGGCGGATCCCTTCCAAACAGTTTATGGTAGGGAACTCAGTAAGGTAGCCTCTTTCCCCAAGTCCGTAGACTTGGGTGGTTACGATCTGAGCGAAGAACAGTTCACTGACTTCATAGCTAGTAAGAAGGATAGTCTGGAAGGTGCCTTCGGTTCCGACTTAGCGGGAGAACTCGCAGCGCAACCGATGGAGGTTTACGACAGCCTACCTCTACCTTACAAACAAGCTATCGCTGAGATGTATAATCCATGACTTCTGGGCAAAGTCTCGTAAGGCAATACCTGCTTAGCAAGAAGGCACACCCTGTCTTCTTGCATATGCTGTTTTCGGACCATTGGGGTGCTGAGTACCTTTTTTGGGAGCCGGAAACTATCCAAGCTGAGGCTATGCACTCTTTCCGGGTAGCTTTGCCCAAGAGTAACTTTAACAAGGTTCAGGCGATCAGGACTTTTCTAAGGACTGATGAAGCGCATACAAGCTGGCACGTCTTCAACCACGTAGCCAAGGCTCTGTCCGGCGAGAGTTTGGTGTTCGGTGTTTTTGAGCCAGCCACCCCTCCCCAGTGTGTGGTCGCCTTGAACATCTTGGATATCCTGCTACCTAAAAAAGAAGTCTCCGAAGAGGTCATTAAGTTTTGCGCTGTGGTTTGTGCGCAAAGCGGGGTGTGCCTTGTCAAAGGTCTAGAGAAGTCAGGTGCTGCTCAAGCTAAGATAAATACGCACTTGCGCAAATTGACTGACCCAAAGACCCAGGATAAAACCCTTGGTGCCTTACGCGCAGGACGCAAAGCTCACTTTGACGGCAACAACGACTTGGACATTCAAGTGTTCCATGCGCGCTCACTAGCAGAGGCCGTACGAGATGACTTTGCGTCAATGCATAGCCAGTTGAAGGCGCTCAGCATCTTGTAGGAGCCACCATGGTAAGCCGTACAGTTTCCAATTTACGCAGGGCCAACTCTGTTGGTCGCGCAGAAGATTACTATCCGAGCCCCTTCTTCGATGTTGCTAGTACATACATACCCAGCGACATCTACGAACTTTTCAAGTGGTGCTCTTACTATCAGCTTACCAACCCTGTTATTGGCGCAGTAACGAGCAGGCTGGCTTCTTACCCTATCACAGAGCTAGATGTACGCTCCGACAACCTACAGCTGGTTGACAGGTATGAAACAATTGCACGGGATCTGAAGCTTCGTCTTCACCTAATGGAGACAAACCTGGACAGGTATACCTTTGGTAACTCATACAGTACTGTCCTGTTCCCAATCCGAAAGCTGCTAACCTGCAGAAGCTGCAAGAAGACCTACTCCGTTGATAAAGTAAAACGCCTTTGGCGCGACTGTCAGTTCTACATTCACTGCTCCAAGTGTAAGCACGAGGGTATACCCATTGTTGAAGACGTACCCATTAGGTCCTACGAAGGTATTCGCCTGATTCGTTGGAACCCTATGAACGTGCGTCCCAGAACTACCGGTCTAAGTGAAGACGACAAAGAGTATCACATCAAGCTTACGCGCAGCCTAAAAAACAGGATTAGGCTTGGCGACGAGAAGCTGGTCACCAAGATACCGCAAGCTTTCATCGACGCTGTTCGTAAGAACCAAAACGTACTGCTAGATGACTCCATGGTGTATCACAGCAAGCGCCCGTCTTCTTCCAGAGAAGGTGGAGAGATGCTGGGCATGCCGATTATCCTGCCTGTGTTGAAAGAAGCGTTCTTCCTACAGGTTCTGCGTAAGTCGCAGGAAGCTGTGGCTATGGAGCACATTGTGCCCATGCGCGTACTCTTCCCCCAGATACGTGGAGAAGCGGATAATGTGTACTCCACTATCAACCTAGAGAAGTGGCAGAAAGAAGTCACAAAGCAAGTGCTGCAGTGGAAGCGAGATATCAACCACATACCTGTTATGTCTGTACCGATAGGGTACCAGCAAGTGGGTGGCCAGGGTCGCGCCCTCATGCTGCACCAGGATATCCGAATAGTCCTTGAGACTATCATTTCCGGTATGGGTGTTCCCGTCAGTTTTTACTTTGGTGAGGCTCAGTACTCAGGAGCCAGCGTCAACTTAAAAGCTTTGGAGAATGAGTTCTCCAGTAACCGGGACGACATGCAGGACCTAATCAGGTTCATCTTTAACCAGATCAGCAGGCACATGAAGTTGCCCCCTGCGGATCTGGGCATGAAGCCCTTCAAGATGGCTGACGACTTACAGCGTGCCTCTTACGACATGCAGTTGAATCAGCTGGGTAAGCTTAGTGAGCAGACGCTGCTTGAGAGGCACGGGCATAACTACGAGCAAGAACAGAAGAGAATGTCTGAGGAAGCTAAGCTTGCTTCTGAGCGCATGATCGCGCAGCAGAAGGTTCAAGCCGAAGCACAAGGGCAGGCTACCGTTATATCTGTTAAGTACCAGCTAGAGGCGCAACAGCTTCAACAGTCCTTAGCGCCACAACCTCCACAGCAAGGACCAGAAGGTGCACAACCACAGCAGCCTCCAGAAGAAGGTCAGCCACAAGAAGCACCCCCGGAGCAAGCGCAGGCAGCGGAAGAGCCTCCACCAGAGGAGCCTCAAGCTCAAGAGCCTGAAGCCGCGCAAGCTTTACAAGAAGAAGGTATGACCTCGCCCGTAACCGAGGGTGGTACAGGCTACGTAGACTTGTTTGCGCAGGCTAGGGGTATAGCTCAGGAGTTGGCCCAGGAGCCTAGCGAGGCAAGAAGACTGCAGTACCTTACTGTGATAGAGAGGCAGTCGCCACAGCTTTATAGCTTGGTTACCCGTGCGTTGAGAGCGCAGACGGTAATGCCTTCTAGCACAGGTACGGGCAACCCTCTGCCAACTAGTACGCGCCCTCAGCAGTGAAGGTCTACTAGCTAAAAAAGAGAGGTCAGAGACAACAGTCTCCTCCTCTCGTGATAGATGTTGCCTTACTCACTCTTTACAGCTGTGAGTACGGCGGAGTCCTTCAAGCACTTACTGCAAGCACCTGCTGTCCAAAAGGGCAGCGGGTGCTCCTCTTTGGCAAGACACGAAGGGCACACCCAAATGTGGTACCCTCTGTGCGCCAAGTAAACGCACTCGCCACACTGCTGAGCGTCACTACAACGCTTAGTAGCAGCGGGGCATTGCAGTAGCACAGGTCTCCGGTTAACCATCTACTCACCTCTTCTTGTTCTTTTTACGTCTGCGCTTAGGTAACGGTTTACCGGCTAGGCGGTAACACTCGTCGGCAAACGCTTCGCTATCTGGATACCTATGCACCTCAGCGATGGCTGTGGTAAGAATAGTTTCCGCGACAACTGTAAAGAACAAAGGAAGTAGATGCATGGTTTCTCCTGGTAAAAAAATACCCCCAGTACGCACTTCCGTATTAGCGTGTATACTGAGGGTGGTTAGTTACGAGTAAGTGATCAGGCTGTGATCACTTACTCGGGGGCCTTAGGATGTCCTGGATGTCGTCATCCAGGCATGGGTTTGAAAAAAGACTTGCTTCCATTTTATCTCCTTGGTTTTTTGCAGGTTAATTCCTGCAATGTTCTTATGCCAATAACTTGCGAGGTTTTGCCATGCGGACAGTGCTCAGCTTGAATGCCCATGAGGCCGACTTAGAGTCCGGCGTTATGGACGCCATAAACTCCTACTTTCCGTACGAGGGCAAAAAGCAAACCTTAGAAGTGAAGAAGCTGTATGCAGGTGACAAGCGTAAGGACGATGACTTCTCTGCGCAGAAATCATTCAGAACAAAAGGCAAGACCTGGGGCTACAGTGTCTACGGTGACTTTGTTCTGAAAGATAAGTCGGGGAAGGTTGTTGGTAGCGCCAATAAGGTAAAGCTGGCTACCATACCCCAAATTACAAAACGCTACTCTTATATAGTTGGCGGCAATGAGTATCAGGCAGACAAGCAGTGGCGCTTAAGCTCGGGCGTGTACACTCGGCGTAAGGACAGCGGCGAACTAGAGACACAGTTCAACCTTGCTAAGGGCTCTGGCTTCCGAATGCTGTACGACCCCATTAAGAAGTCCTACAACCTTCAGTACGGCACTTCTAATATACCTTTGTACGCTGCGATGAACGCTATGGGCGTTAGCGACTCGCAGATGAAGGAAGCTTGGGGCTCTGCTATTTTCGAGGCAAACAAGCGTAGGCACAAAGACAAAGATTACGTGCGTCTGGCGCAAAAGCTAGACAGGTACAACAAAGACATAAATACACCTACCGATGCGCAAGAGGTGATCAGGAAAGTTTACGGCAAGACCGAACTTAGGCCCGACACCACTAAGATTACCCTTGGCCAGTCTTTCGACAAGATAACAGGACCGGCTCTTTTGCGTAGTAGCGAGAAGCTGCTAAACGTGCACCGAGGTAAAGAGGAAGTAGACAACCGAGACAGCCTACTGTTCAAAGATTTCTGGAGTATTGAAGATCACCTTCCAGAGCGCATCAGTAACTCTAGAGCTAGAATCAAGCGCCGGTTAGCTAACAACGTAGACCGGCAGACAGACCCCAGGCGCATTGTACCGCCAGATACTTTCGACATACCAATCAAGAGTTACTTCACCAGCACTTCTCTTTCCCAGCAGCCCTCGCAGGTAAACCCTCTAGACATGATTAACGGTCACCTGCGTACTACCATACTTGGTACGGGCGGCATCTCTACAGAACAGGCGGTTACCTTCGACGCCAAGTTGATTGATCCTAGCCAGTTAGGGTTTCTTGACCCTGTAGCCACACCAGAAGGTAAGAAGACAGGTATTACCACTCACCTAGGGCTAGGCGTAGGTAAGATAGGTAATCGCCCTGCCCTGATGGCTTGGAGCGTCAAGTCCGGTAAGTACGAGATGATATCCAGCGACAAGATGGCTACCAGCACCGTGGCTTTCCCTGACTCGTACGAATGGTCGTCAGGTAAGCCTAAGGCAAGGGAGTCTACGGTCACTGTGACTAAGGCAGGCGATCCTGACGTGGTTAAGCCCGGTAAGGTAGAATACATACTGGCAAAGCCCACCAATATGTTTTCTATGACCACCAACCTTATACCTTTTCTACCATCTACACAGGCTGGTAGAGCAGAGATGGCGACTCGACACTTAGAGCAGGCCATTGCCTTGTCTCAGCCGGAACCTCCGCTGGTTCAGTCGCACACAGGTTCAGAAGGTAGACTCTCTACTTTTGAGAAACTGGTGGGCAACTTTATTAGCCACACTTCGCCCGTAGACGGCAAAGTTACCAAGGTAGCTAAAGATAGCATCACCGTTAAGGACAGCAGCGGTAAGAGCTTCAAAGTTCCTCTGTACGACCACTACCCCCTTAACGACAAGAAAGCGTTTATCCACTCCAAGCCCTTGGTTTCAGTAGGCGATACGGTCAAGGCGAAGCAAGTTCTAGCAGACAACACCTTTACAAAAGACGGTGTTCTGGCACTTGGCACTAACCTGCACATTGCGTACTTACCTTTCAGAGGGCTGACTTTCGAGGATGGTATTGTCATAAGCGAGACTGCTGCTGAAAAGCTCCGTAGTCCTCACCTGTACAAACCGCATCAGTACCTGGAGAAGAACATGTCTCTAGGTCTATCCAAGTTCAGGTCGCATTACCCTGGTGTGGTCTCCGACGAAAATGCTAAAAAGTTGGATGATCAGGGTGTGATCAAAGTGGGCCAGATAGTTAAACCCGGTGATGTTGTTGCAACTATCCTAGCCAAGAAAGACCCTAGGTTAGAGAGCATCGAGCTAAAAGGTATCCACAAGTCTTTGGATAGAGCCTACGCCGATAAGTCACTTACCTGGGACAAGTCAACACTAGGAATCGTTACTGACGTCGTAAAGCACGGTAACGAAGTTGAAGTGCACATCAAGACCGACGAGAAGGCAGACGTAGGCGACAAGCTCTCAGGTAGGTATGGTAACAAGGGTGTCATCACCGCCGTGTTGCCTGACGAAGAGATGCCGCACGATAAAGACGGTAATCCTATCGAGATCATAGTAAACCCGTCCGGTGTTCCAGGTAGAATCAATCCTTCGCAGATACATGAGACACGTTTGGCCAAGGTGGCTGCAGCTACGGGTGACACTTACGCCATCAGAAACTTCGAACCCTCTGACGACAAGAAAATTGTTAAAGTCGAAGGTCACTACCGAACAGTTAAGACCAAAGAGGGTGTGAAGAGGATCTATGTAGAACCCTATGAGTACGAGCGAGACTACGGTGGCATGGTTGAACGTGAGCTTAGGGCTCACGGTATGACCGGCGAAGAGGAGTTAGTAGACCCTGAATCTGGTACTAGTCTGGGTTCCGTCATGGTCGGCCATCAGTACATTCTGAAGCAGCGTCACCAGGTAGACAAAAAGCTCTCAGCGAGAGCCGCAGGCTCAGGTTATGCCTACGACGCTAACCTTGTTCCAAAGAGTGGTGGCGGTTCAGGTGGTCAGACTTTTGGCGGTCTTGGTCTGTTTGCCATGCTCGCTCACGGGGCTGTGCACAATATACGCGACGGACTTACCTACAAGTCCGATCAGACCCAGAACGAAGTATGGTCTGCCGTACAGGCAGGTATGCCGCTACCTGCGCCTCAGCCCAGTTTCGCGTACGAGAAGTTCCTAGGGTACCTAGCAGGTACCGGTGTGAACGTAGAGAAGAAAGGCAACATGCTTGTCCTTTCGCCACTCACAGATGAGCAGATACTGGAGAAGTCCAACGGTGAACTCACGGACGCTACAAAGGTGCTTCGCGGTAAAGATCTGAAGCCCGAAAAGGGTGGCTTGTTCGATATGGAGATTACCGGTGGACCTGGGGGTAAGGGCTGGTCACATATAAAGCTCGCGGAGCCTATCCCGAACCCCGTCTTTGAGAAGGCGGTAGTATCCTTGTTAGGACTGAAGCAGAAAGACTATGACGCAGTTCTGCAAGGTAAGACACGTCTCGACGAAACCGGCAAAGTGGTAGAGTCCGGAGGTAAGACAGGCGCTGCTGCCATCGTAGCGGCACTGGCTAATCTGAACGAAGACCAAGCTCTTGCCAAGGCTGAGTCACAGTTAGAAACCGCCCGCAGAGGTGATCTGGATAAGGTAAACAAACGCATTAAGTACCTTAAGGCACTTAAGAGCGCAGGTCTCGAAGCGCAGGAAGCGTATACTCTAAGCAACCTGCCAGTGCTGCCTCCGATCATGCGACCCATCTCCGCTTTGGAAGGTGGTGACTTGTCGGTGGATGGTCTTAACCTACACTACAGGGAAGTCAGCTTATTGAACGACGCCTTACTCCAAGCGAAAGGCGTTGTGCCCGACGAGATGCTCGTCGGTAGTGGTTACCACCTGTACAGCGCAGTGCGGGGCCTGATGGGATCAGGCACCCTTAAACCGGGTACCAATCTAAGCGACGGTAAAACGGAGCAACCTCCGGGTATCATGGATATCCTGTCAGGTAGGCAAGGACCCAAGACAGGTTACTTTCTGAAGAACGTCGTAGACCGTCGCCAGGACTTGGTTATGCGCTCAGTCATTGTGCCTGACCTGGACCTGTCTTTGAACGAAGTCGGCCTACCGCGAGTCGGAGCCATGAAAATGTTCCAGCCCTTTGTTATGCGGGAACTGCAGGACATGAACATGACTCCCCTGCAAGCACGTAAGGAAATTGAAGATAACACTGAGCTTGCCAACCGGGCGCTAGACGTGGCTGTCACTAAGCGTCCTGTGCTGTTTAAACGAGACCCTGTGCTTTACAAGTACGGCATACAGGCGTTTGACGTAAAGCTACACGACCAAAAGTCTATACACATTCACCCCCTAGTTGTTGGTGGGTTTAACGCCGACTTCGATGGCGACACCATGGCAGTCTTTGTTCCTGTAAGCGAAGAGGCTGTACAAGAGGCGTATCAGAAGATGATGCCTCAAAAGAATATCTTTGACCCCGGCTCTGGCAGGGTTAAGTACATGCCTTCTCTAGAAGGGCAACTTGGCTTATTCCTACTTTCTCAGTGGGGTAAGGACAGTTCTAAGAAGTTCTCTAGCTTAGAAGCTGCTGCTAAAGCCTACCGCGAAGGTGAGGTTACAGCCAACGAAGTAGTCAAGGCCGGTAGCTATAGAACTACTCCAGGTAGAGCAGCCATTTACACCGCTTTGCCTGATGGCGCTCGAGAAACCACTATACTTACAGACCCTAAGTTTACCGTAAACTCTAAGAACTTGGGTAAAATGATGTCAGTGGTGGGAAGAGACAAGCCTAAGTCTTTCATAGCCACCGCTGACAGAATCAAGGAACTAGGCTGGGGGCACTCCCACTCTATCGGATTCTCTTTCCAAGACAGCGACTTCAGAGTGCTGTACAAGCTACGGTCTAAGCACCTCAAGATAGCGGACAAAAAAGTTGCGGCGCTGCCTTCTTCGATGAACTCAAAGGCTCGTAGTGAAGCGATAATCAAGATATACAGCAAGGCTACCTCGGACATGAGCGCCGAGGCTAAGAAGGAACTGTCTAAGCAGGGCAGCGCTCTCTATACCATGCACGCTGCAGGTACTAAGCCTGGCTGGTCTCAGCTTCAGCAGTTGGTTCTTGCGCCTATGCTTCTCGAGAACGCTAAAGGAGAGGTTATACCCGTGCCTGTGCGTAAGTCGTACACCGAGGGACTGACTACTGCAGGGTACTGGATTACTTCTTCTGGTGCCCGTAAAGGTCTGATTGAGAAAGTGCAGTCTGTATCTCAGCCGGGTGCGCTGTCTAAGCAGATCGTCAACACGACTATGGGCACTACCATCACAAACAACGATTGCGGTACCGACAAGGGCATCAGTCTTGATATTGATGACATGGACCTCATAGACCGCTTTACTGCAAAACCATTCAAAGTGGGTAGCAAAACCATACCACGCAACACACTTCTTACTGCTCGTCTGAAGTCTGAATTGAAGGACGTAGGGGTTAATAAAGTAGTTGTGCGGTCTAGTATGAAATGCGCCGAAGGCGGAGGCATATGCAGTCACTGCTACGGTGTTACTGCGGGTGGTAAGTCTTTAGAGAAAGGCACCAACATCGGTGTTATAGCTGGGCAGGCCATCGGTGAGCGCGGTATGCAGCTTTCGATGAAGCAGTTCCACACAGGCGGTGTGGCTTCAGGCGGCAGCAACGTAGTCAGTGGTTTTAACCGCGTTAGCCAGATTGTGAAGATGCCTTTGAATCTTCCAGGGCAGGCTACTCTAGCACCTGTGTCAGGTACCGTTACGGGTGTACGCAAGAGTCCTTCAGGCGGCTACGACGTGCAGGTCGGTACCAACACTGCTTACGTTCCAGTTAACCTCAGCCTAAATGTCAAGAAGGGTGACAAAATAAGAAAAGGCGATGCCATTAGTTCTGGTCCTATCAATCCGCGCCAGCTTCTTGAGCTAACTGACATAGACAGGGTGCAGAGATACTTAGCAGACGAGCTACACAGCGCTTATGCCTCTGAAGGTATTAAGAAGCGAAACATCGAGGTTGTGACACGAAGTCTTACCAACCTGGCTGTGGTCGATGACCCTGGGGACGTGCCTGGTTTTATACGTGGGGACATGATTCAGGCAAGCCACGCTAACCATCTTAACACTAAGACTGCGGGGGCTAAGCTAAAGTTTACACCAGTACTGAAGGGTGTTGAGACACTACCTCTAGACCAAACAGAGGACTTTCTGGCAAGGTTGCACTACCGGCGTCTCAAAGACACTATACAGAGAGGTGCTGCTGAAGGCTGGCAAAGCGACATACATGGTGTGCACCCTGTTCCTGGCATTGTGTACTCCAAAGAGTTCGGCAAATCTCCAAAAGGCGGTCCCTACTGATGAGTTCTATCATAACTCAGTTTTCTCCGAGCGACGGTACTGATCCTGCTGTGATCGAACAGTGTGTGATACTTACAGTGGATACCGCCACTAAGACTTGCGAAGTCTCTGCGATGGTGTCCCAGCGCTCGATACCTAGGCGAGTTCCATACGCAACTCCTATGCTGCACGGCGCTTTTGGTAGCGGGGCAGAGTTTGCGCCAGAACCAGATACCATCTGCTACGTCTGCACACCTGCCGATGGTACGGGGTCGTTCATCTTTGCTTACCTACTAGGGCCTACAGGCGTAAATGACGACATACCTATAAACCCTGACACAGACCTGTCTTACGCGGGTAGCAGGGCTAAGCAGCAGCCTGGGGATATCTCGTTTACTACTAGGGACAACAACTTCATTCACTTGCGACGAGGCGGTCTTCTTAGCATAGGTGCTTCGCCAAGAGCGCAGACTGTGTACCTACCTATAGAGAACCTAATACGCTGCTTCTATGACAGGCTGCAGCACATGACCCCCCTAGGTGAGTTGTTGTGGGACAGGGTGGAGTTTACTTCTGAGGAATCCACTGACGAGACGAGCGACATTCCAACTCTTCTGAAGTTTGGAGTGCGAGAAAAAATCAATCAGCAACTACTTACTCTAGAGGTGCGTTTAGGTCAGCTGAGCGCAGACGTGCTAGATACCGCAGTAGACTCAAACCTTCTGAGGGAAGGCAAGACGACTTCTGTAAGCGTTGTCGGTGAAGATTACGAGCAAGAAGTAGTCGAAACGGGTACAGGGGCGGGGGATAGTGAGCACCTCTTTGGCGCACAGATGCGAGAGCAGGCCAGTGGTCTTGGCGCGGGTAGGTACAACGCCGAAGATGACGCAACACCCTTGGGGATTACTTCTTTTGTACTGAGAGACGCTGACAACAACACTGTAACTTCGTCTCTGCAGTGCGCCAAAGATGGTACTATCTTCCTACGCACTGTTAATCATCTGCACGTAGAGTCTCGCACTTCTTACATCTTCGCAGACGACAGAATAAAGCTGCACAGTCGCAAAATTGCTGATGATGAGACAGAGACAAATAGCTTCATAGATATTGCGTCTATTGCAGATTACATTAAGATAAAAGCGGGAGAAGCCCTCTTAGAACTGCTTACTTCCGGTGAGGTAGTTCTGGAAGGTGCTGACGTGACCCTGAAAGCTTCTGGTCAATTCAAAATCGAATGCGACGGGGACGTAGAGATCAAAGGGCGTAAAGTCGTGTTTGACACCGACCATGTGGAAATCGGTAAGGGTGCAAAGGGCACCTTGCTAGCAGGCGCTGGTTCAGACTTCGACCCAGACACTTCGACCCCTGCGCAGCCTGGTTGGTTAGAAACTTTAGCGGCGCACACCCACTCGGTACCTAACGGACCCCCGGACGTGTCACCAGCTATCAGCGGTAAGCGCACAGACAAAACTGCAACAACTCTTAAGATAAAACTGTAGGAGATCGGTCATGGCACTGTTCCGTAAACTAGAAAGCGGTTTTGAGAAGTACGCTGCCGCTGCGCGCATCCGGTTAGGAGACAACCCGCAACAGTGGGAAAATGAGATACTGGCTCGGTTATACGAAGCACACTCTTTCCTAGGAAAGTTCTCAGTAAATCTAGAGATCCAACAAGAGGATATCTCTAGAGGGTATATGAAGGGTATTTTTGTAGTGACCAACGCTGCACGTCCTTCTAACGCTGCGATGAACGGTACGCAACCTACGCAGTCGTATCCGGAGCCTAATGCCGATGATGAGCAGCCGGGCTTGAACACGGCACCTCCTAGTGACGCACAGTCTAACTTTGCACGTATACCCATTCTTGTTGAGGACAGTAAGCTCTGCCCCCTTGATGTGTTCATCAAACCGGATGATAGTTTCGACTATCTGACTGAGGACAACCTCACTAACTCGCTGTTCAAGATAAACAACTTCCAAACTGCGTCGCCCATGGCGGCGCGTGACTCTGTTTACAGTGGAGGCGATATGCCCGAGGTTCCTTCCTCTAGGCACTACTCGTCTATGGGTAACAGAGGCACAGAGAAGACGGCATCCTTGCTATCTGAAGTTTGCTCTTACATTCCCTTGGAGAAGAGAGCTTCGCTAGTCGAAAGTTGCCTGTCCGATCCCTACACCTATGCGCAGGCTAGAAGCAACCTAGACTTCGCAGGAGCCTTGAACTACATTAGCTCTACTCCTTACATCTCAGCGAACGAGATGGCTAACGTAGAGAAGCTAGCTTCTGCAGAAGAAGCCAACGTTGCTCTGATTCGATACACCGATAAAGGGTTCGACCTCACTATGGGTAACAGGCAGACCTTCGCACCTGTCACCTATTCAGATGTAAGCAAAGAAAAGCTGGCGAGCTTGGATCCCTACCTGCTGAATAGGGCTCTAAGTGAGGGCTACGCTTTGGTAACCCCTCCGGGCAAACTTGGTAGTACTTCTACTGCACCAGACCTCAGAGTGGCGGAGAAGACTGCGGGCCACTTCGCAGTTGCCGCAAAAGAAGGTGGGATTCATCAGGCTTTTGTAGTTAACCCTCTGCGCTCTGTTCAGAACGGTAAGTCGTTGGATCTAACGCTGGCCATTTGGGAGGACGGGTACAACGTCCAAGAAAAAGTGGCAGGCGTTGCTATTCCTAGTAACTTCGACATTACCGGGTTACCTGATCACGACGTGATCGGTAAAGGTGTCTTCATCTTCGAAGACGGTAGCGTCTCTGAGCCTGTAGAGGTAGAGAACACCGTCTACCGAAACGATTCTGAGAAGTACAAGTGTCGGACTTTGTGGGGTAAGCCCATCTCGTTAGAGAAGAGCGCGTCTGTCAAGGTACCGCTACCCTACGGCGATGACCAGTACCTTTTCCCGGCCACGGCCAAGTTTGTACCGCTGCCCAGTTTTGGGCATTACAACAAGCTAGCCTCTGACGCAGACTCGGCGGAAAAACTAGCCTTCTTCAACGAGGACGTAGACTCTGTGTCCCTCTACAAAACTAGCCCTGGTCGCTATGTCTTGGAGGGTACGCCCCTGTCGGGTTTGGGTCACAGGCAAACCGCGAACTTAGACCAGTCCGAGACTGCTTTCATGTTGGGCCTTCTCGGTGCTGATTCGAGTCAGGCGTACGAGAAGCTCGCGGCGGCTGACAGAGGGGAGGAGGTTAAGTTCTTACCAGCCTCTATCCCCACAGTACCTTCTTTGCCAGTAAGTCCTTATCTTGGGTTCGCTGACGAGATTGCCTCTATGTCTACGTGGATGCCTAAAATCGCGTCCATCATGCAGAGCGCACAGACCATCGACACCGTTCTGTCTTTGAACTTCGTCACCCCCGATACGATGGCTTCATACGTGGAGAATATCGAACTGTTGGAGCAGGCTAGAAGTAAGATGGCAGAGATGCTCATGGGTGCCAGACTCGGTGTCCCTGACTTACCAGAAGGTGCTCTGCGATCTGCACTTCGCGCAATCAACTCCATCGTCAGTGCTATCAACGAGTTGAAGATTAGAGTGGATCAGTCTAATGCCTGACAAAAACGCAAAGCAGCAATACGTGCGCTACTCCTTACCTTTCGAGAACTGGTTAAGGTTTATGTTGGCGCACGACTCTGCTACTGACATAAACATACGAGACAGCATTGAGTTATTTGATCTGTGGGGTACGCCTACAGACAAATACTTAAATACGCTGCGACAGCGTACAGGACAGCCGCCCGCACACGGTCAACGCAGGTGGTATCGTAAGCGTAAGCTGCTCAACATGTTCAGGAACAGCACTGACGTGCAAGAAGCTAGAGCCGTACTGGGTAACAGTCGTGTTCGCTTCGCTTTAGAACTGCTGTTGTTGGCGAGGTGTGAGTACGACCTCATACCCGACTATATGAAAGACATCTGCGGTCATAACATTCGTGTTGAGGCTGCTAAAGCGTTCAAGCATTACTTCTGGAACGTGGACTTGCTTTCTCAGGAACAGTGGTACCACTACCTACGAGATACAGAGCATCCTTCTCGCTATGTATTCATAGACTCACACCAAAACGGTGTTGAGTTTGCTCTCTGGAAAGCTGGTCACCGGGAAGACATCAACAAGGCTGAGATTGCCAAGGTGGCATCTCACGAAGCCATCATGCGTTTCTTTGAAACTAGCCGTAAGCCCAACAACCGAGACACGGCGCTTACCGCTAGCCTTTGGGCTGAGACTTACGTAAAGTTTACAGACCAACTACAAGAGCAGGGCGGTGGCTTATCAGACGTATTGGATCAGTTGAAGCAACTGGCTATACGTCTGGATTCTAAGCCGGTGATGTCTATCGACCACCTAAAGAACCAAGAGCAGGCTCTGCCCAAGGAGTAGGACGTGTCTGAGCAGAAAGCGCCTTCAGCAAAAGACAGGCTCAAGGATTACGGTGTCGCTGTTTTGGCCACCGTTCCTTCCAGCTTAATGACCAGCGTAGCAAAGGTTCCTACTAAAATCGTAGAAGGCGCTATTGAGCCTAAGGTCCAAGCTTACGTTGACAAGAAGCCACAACCTGCGCTCACATCCGTACTAAAACCTGCCACACGTAGAGCACTTGGAAGTTTGGGGTCTGCTGCCGCGATAGGTGCCCTAACCTTTCCTCTTTACACAAAGGCGATAGACCAGCTTAGTAGTGATAGCGCAGCAGAGCGCAGAAAAGGCGCAGGTCTTCTAATTGGACAAGGTTTACTCTTTTCCGCAATCAAAGGCGCGGGTGAAGCTTACGGTGAGGCAGGTAAAGCGGGCAGAGGTGCTGCTCTAAAGAAGTACAGAAGCAAAATGATAGCAACCGGTCTTATCGGTATGCCCGCGCTGTACCTGACCTCTAAAGCCCTGGCTTCCCAGCGTAGAAAAGAGCGCAACCAGCAAGACACCGCTGGTAAAGAGAACATGCAGAGCATCGCAAGAAGCGTATTACGTCCTGCATTGGTTGCTGGCGGAGTCAGCGCTGCAGCGGGTGCCGCAGAGAGCGTTGCTGATTACCTAGGAGACGTGCCTAAAGGTAGAAGACTTAGCTCTGCTAAGTCTCTGTTTAGTAGAGCAGGAATGAAGCTCGTAGCGCCCAAGGCAGTTGCCTACGGTGCCGGTGGCGCTCTCTCTGGTATCGCAGGTAAGCTAATCATAGACAAAGCTATCAGTTCTCTTAATAACAGAGAGAAGAAGTTTAAAAAGCTGCAGTCGGGTGTGTCGGACACTATCTCCAAAGTTAAAAAAGAGCCTTGAGGTTTTAGTAGATATGCGCGACACAGCAACCAGCACACTGCACTCTCTGTTGTCTGATCCTGGTGTGATCACGCAGCCTTTGAGTCCCGTAGCGGACTTTATGTTGTCCAAAGAAGCGGCAGAGTCTCCAGAGCAGAAATACCCCGTACCTACTAGTCTGCACACTTGGTTTAAGCCATATGACCACCAAGGCGCTGCCGTACAGAAGATGCTGGAGAACGACGGCAGAATAATCCTTGCTCACAAAATGGGCTTGGGTAAAACAGCCACTGCCGTGTACGGCTTTGAGCTACTCAAAGAGCAGGGCAAGGCTAAAAAGGCACTAGTAGTAGTGCCCGCAGGTCTGAGAGAGAACTTTGCGAAAGAAGGTGTCGGCAAGTTCGTAAAGGACCCCTCTTGGCAGATCGTAGCGTCTTCTTCTGAGGGTAAGCGGGAGAACTACGTAAGACCGGCTAACTTGGATCCATCCAAGGGCAAAGACTACACCGTAGTGTCCTACTCCATGTTCAGGAGGGACCCTGAAGGTTTGATGCGTGCCACAGGGGCAGATACCCTGATACTCGATGAGTTTCACAAAGCACGTAATGAAGGTTCGGGGGTATTCGCTGCAGCCATAAAAGCTAGGCAGATGTCCAAGAACTTCATAGGTCTTACGGCCAGCCTAGTGAACAATGATCCTGCCGAGGTTGCCTCTCTGCTGACCATCTCAGAGGGTAAGCGTATGATTACGCCCGCTGAGTTCAGGAGGAAGCACGTAAAGACCGTAGGCGTCGAGAGAGGGTTCAGGGGCAGTACTAAGAAGGTAAAGGCGTTACAAGACAAACCACGGCTTGTAAAGAACCTAGAGCCTAGAGTTGATTACGCTGAATCCTCCATGCTCAAGGGTGGTAAAACGCTACCTAAGAAAGACACTAGGTACGTAGACGTCCCTATGTCCAAAGAGCAGTACAAGCTGTACCAGCTTGCTATGAAGGATCTAGGTCCTCTTCAAACATACATCACGCGTAGAGACAAAAACGTCACAGTCAAAGACGCCGAGACTTTGTTCGCAAGAACCTCGCAGGCACGTCAGATAGCTAACTCAGTGCACGCTGGCAAACGCATGAGCATTGAGAACTCTGCGAGGGCTACACCTAAAGTACGTAAACTGCTAGATGACGCTCAAGCTCACCTTGCGGAGAAGCCAGACAACAAGATAGTGCTCTACTCCAACCTTATAAATGGCGGCGTAGACGTACTGTCAGCAGGTCTGAAAGCTCGTGGAGTGCCCCACGAGATCTTCGTTGGTAAGGGCACCGAGGTAGGCGGTAACAAAATCACCTCAGAGGTTAGAGACACAGGAGTGGCTAACTTCAAGAAAGGTACTAAGCGTGTTCTCGTGCTGTCAGGCGCGGGTGCCGAGGGCCTGTCTTTAAACAACGCTACTGCTTTTTATGCCCTGGACGGTCACTTTAACCCAGAACGTATACAGCAGGCAGAAGCCCGCGTACGTCGCCTAGGCGGTCAGTCCCACAGGGCTCCTGAAGAGCGTGTTGTAGACGTTAGGCGTTATAGGTCAGTGGCTCCCGCATCTGGTGCGGCCAGGTTACTCCCTAGATTCATGCAAAGTAAAAAAAGCAGGCAGCAAACTCAAACAACAGACCAGTGGATGTACTCCACCGCAGAGCGTAAGTTCAAACAAAACAAAGAGCTTTACGACACGCTAAAAGAGCCCAACAAGTACGTCAGGCGCTGGAAAGATCCTAAGACAAATCAGTGGCGTTATGAGTATCCAAAAGAGCAAAGGACAGGTGTCGTATCTAGACTCACTTCCTTCTTTAAGAAGCCACGAGAAGCCTCCCCGGTTCAGGGAGGCTGATCCTGCAGGACCTTCTTGCTACGACTGCCAGAACTTCAGAGCCATTCGCATCTTCGCAAAGGAGGGTAAGTGTCTGGAGTACGCTGGCCACCTAGTGTCGGGCCTTACGGTGTGTGATGCTTTTCATCCGCAGGAGTACTGAGTTCTGCTGGTTTTTTTACTCGATTCGATCCCTTGCTGGCTCTGAAGACTTTTATAGTCTTGCCGCGCTTGGAGTGTTTATGGCCTGGAAACATTGATTTGGCTATCTCGGCTAGGGGCAGGGCTAAGCCCAACCTAGCTACCTTGTAGCTGGCGCACTCTTCGTCTATAACGAACTCAACCTCTAATCCGGCTAGAGTTAGTTGATTTAGGAGTTCTTCGGCATGCGCCTCAAAGTTAAGCCCGCCAGAAACAAAACCCATAAGTCCTACTCCACCTATCGATCACACCGTGATCATCGAAGCAACGATACTGAGCTAGAGACTATACCAGCACTCCTACCTTCGCAATTTGTATCTTCTACTGTACGCATGCCAACCAGAGTATACGCGCCTGATGGTAGCTCTAGAACAGAGCTAAAGCCTTTCAGTTTTAAAGGAAGGGAGTATCTAAAGAAGCCCTACAACACTGACGCATCACGTATACTATTGATGTGCGGTCGTCAGGTTGAGAAGAGTACTCTGCTAGGTAACACCTGCCTAGCTCACGCAGCACTTCGTAGGTTCTTCAGAGCTTTGTACGTCAGCCCTACTCAGCAGCAGACAGAGACCTTTTCTAGAGATAGGTTAGAGGCACCCATAGACTGTAGTCCTGAGCTTACACAATTCATTACCGGCAAGGGTGCTAAGACTAAGAACAACGTACTGTACAAGAAATTCTTAACCGGCTCCGACATAACACTAAGGTACGCTTTCCTGTCTGCTGCACGTATTCGTGGTGTGTCTGCAGATATGCTTATGATCGACGAGCTACAGGACATACTCACAGACATCATACCTGTTATCGAGGAGGCACTGTCTCACTCGGAGTACAAGATATTTAGGTATTCGGGCACACCTAAGTCCTTAGATAACACCATTGCCTACTATTGGGAGAGATTCTCTACCCAGAACGAGTGGTTGATTCCATGCGATACATGCGGCTCAAAGCACTTCGGTTCCAGGCATTGGAACAGGGCGGGTATGAAGAACATAGGTAGCGAGGGTCTTGTTTGTTCTAAGTGCCTAGCCCTTATAAACCCACAGCATGAAGATGCGCAGTGGGTCTCATTCAACCCTAAGCCAGATGTTCCTCAGCCCTTTGAAGGATATCGTATTACTCAGCTAATAACACCCTGGGTGTCTTGGGACGATATTCTAAACAAGCTGAAAATCTATAAGCCTCAGAAGTTCTACAATGAGGTGTTAGGCTACGGCTTCGATATGGGCGAAAGACCACTTACTTCCGGCGACATAAAAAAGTGCTGTAACGAAGCCATAACTCTGACGAACCAAAAGCACGTAAGTAAAACCACTATGCACTTTGCAGGCATAGACTGGGGCACTGGCGAGAACGCGTACACTGTTATAGTTGTAGGTGGCTACTACGGCGGTAAGTTTAGAATAGTCTATGCCCGTAGATTTGAGGGCGAGGAAACAGACCCCGAAGTGACCATGCGTATGGTCTGTCAGATAATACGTAGATTTCGATGCGTGCTCGTAGGTACTGACTAC